TATTATTTGGAAAATATTCGTGTTGGTATTTATTTGAGATGGTTACAGCATGCTTCGAAGGCACACTATATATTTCAAAAGGAGTTTGTCAAGAATATGAAACCCAATCTTGGATTACAACCTTGTTCCGTGTGTGGACTTTATTTATGTGATACTTGTTCTCTTATTTCTACTCAAGATGTAAATGCAGAGCACCATTTACCTTTAGCAAATGCACCTATACCAGGTGTTATTTTGAGTAATGTGCCAGGACATGACATTGTTACCGACATTGCACTCTTGCATGATGATTTAACACAGTCATTTGATGGTGAAAATGCCTCTTTTTGTCAACAATCAGGCTTGGTCACCAATGGTGTACATGCTTTTTATAATGTTGTACGATTGGTCATGTCTATTGTGTATATTGTATTATCTTGTGTTGCAATTCACATTATGCGTTTAGTATTGCCGCGAAGATGGTTGGACAATTGTGCACATATTGTACATGCCTTTTCATTTAGATGGTATAGGTTGTGGGTTTCGGTTATATTTGCTAATACTCATGGAATACTAGAAACGTGTCGAAATGTCCGACGCATATCTACAATAGAATTAGTGGCTATATCAAACAATTTTCGAGGGTCATGGCTAGATTGGATATGTTATGTTCCTCCTAGTATAATAAATAGTAGAATGTTGCGATATACTTATCTTGTAGCTCGAGTAGATGATGTTTTTTATAGCATTGCAGCCTTGTTGGGTGTTTTTACTTTTGTGTGCATATTTATGATTTTGAGTGACACCTGCCCTTGTAAGTTGATTGCTTTCTTGTGGGTAACTGTTGTATATTTTAGTATAAGCACGTATTATTTGTCTGAAAAATATTTAATCGAGCGAGAGTTGGAGAGTCGGTCTGACCGTGCTCCTGCTGTTGTTAAGTATTTACGTGAAAGATATTTGCAGATATTGATTGGCAGCGCATTAGCGGCCACTATATGTAAAGTGTTGAGTAGCATTTGGAGAACTCAAATTATTTTTAGGGAACAAGGTAACATAAATCCTACTTCTATGGAACAAATTTATGAGCGTGATAAAGAAATTAATGATTGGGCTATTGCTGTACCACGTCCCATACCATTGAATGAAAGGTGTCGTACTACGTGTGGATCTGATTTAGCAAGAATATGTGGTCGAAGTACTTTCTATGTTGAAAGTCTTAAACCCATTTCAGACCAACCATGGCAAATGACTCGTGCTTTTGCAGTGCGCTCTAATGTGGTTTTGGTGCCTAAGCATTTTATTGAAGCCAATATGCCGAGTGGTGTAGTTGCATTTCGCATGCGAATTTTTACTGGACCATCACATGCTGTTGGGAATTCTTTTGTGACAACTGTGTCTAATTCCTGTATGTCGCATTTGAATATTGATGCTACTATGATTTATATTCCTGAGCTTGGAAGTAGAAAAGATGTTTTTGAATATTTTCCTGATGTCAAGACAACACGTAGCTCACGTGCTATATTTGTGTATCGCGCCAAAGATTTTGCTGTAGACCATTATAATATTCGTTTTGAAGTTGGCCAAGTACCTTATGGATCCAGAAAATGTGATGGAGGCACTTATATTTTGCCACGATTAACTGAAAATGGTATGTGTATGTCACCAATAGTAAGTAATGAACTTGGTACGTACATATTAGGATTTCATATAGGCGGTCAACCTAATGGTGCAATTGGATGTGGTCAAACAATTTTGCGCGGAGATGTTGAAGACGCGTACTCTAGACTTATGTCAAATGCTCACATACTGCGTGTGGCTGATGAAGGTGTAATGTTGGAGGAACAATTTGGTGTTAAAATAGTTGATGCTCCATTGCATTATAAGAGTGCTGTTAACTTTTTAGATCGTCAAGATTGTCACGTGGAGGTTTTTGGTGGACATTCTGTGAGATCAACTCCACACTCAAATGTAGTTACTTCTATTATCTCAAAACATGTTGAGGAAGTACTTGGTGTTCCACAACAATGGGGTCCGCCAAAGTTAGCGGGAGGATATTATCCATATCAGGTCGCGCTTAATAATATAGCGCATCAAAGTCTTGAGATTGGTGATGAAATTATTAAGGCCACATTATGTTACCAAGATTGTTTCAATAACATTGGAAAAGGGAAAACAAGTGAAACGATTTATGCTATGCGACCATTAAACGATATAGAAATTGTTTCAGGTATTGATGGTTGTCGTTTTATTGACCCGATGAATTTGAGTACTTCACCAGGGTTTCCATTCACAAAGGACAAGAAAGAGTTGGTTGAAGAAGTTTCCAATGTGGGAGATGCACATTCTTGTCCACGCAGGTTTGTAGCTGAAATACGCAAAAAGATATGTGAAGCTGAGGATGTTTTGGCACAGAGGCTGCGCATTTATGTACCATGGAAAGCAGCACTAAAGGATGAACCCACTAAATTGACTAAAACAAAGACGCGAGTTTTTGAGTGTGCCCCATTGATAATACAGGCTATACTAAGGAAGTATTATTTGCCTGTTGTTAGAGTTATGCAATTGCACTCCATCAAGACTGAGTGTGCTGTTGGGTGCAATGCGGAAGGTACTGAATGGGAACAACTGTATACATATATGATGAAATTTCCAAATAAGTTTGGTGGAGATTATTCAGAGTACGATCAACGTATGCCAGCTCAGTTGATTTGCGCGGCTTTTAAAGTCTTGATAAGTGTTGCTAAAATGTCTGAGCACTATACTCAGCGTGATATCACAATTATGGAAAGTGTTGTGTCAGAGGTTGTAAACCCTATTATTATATATGACGGTGCTGTATTGATGTTGTTCGGTTCAAATCCATCTGGTCAAAATTTAACAGTAATTATAAATTGTATTGTGAATAGCATATTGTTGCGATGTGCGTATTATTCAAAGTATCCCAATGATAAGATTGGTTCCTTTAGAAAATACGTCGCTATACAGACATATGGTGATGATGTGTTGGGTTCAGTCTCAAGTAAGAGGAAGTTGTTTAATGTAGTATCAGTGTCTGATTATTTGGCTAAGTATAACATCAAGTTCACTAGCCCCAGCAAGGAAAAGGCGGAATGTCCCTTTCTGCGCGATGATGAGTTGGAGTTTTTAAAACGTACAAATTATTATAATTCTGATTTAGGGTGTAATGTTGGTATACTTGCTGAAAAATCAATTTATAAGCGATTGCATTGTCATGTTACATCCAAGTATTTGAATATGGAGCAACAGAGTGCTGAAAATATTGACACGTCTTTGAAAGACTTCTTTTATTTTGGTCGAGATAAATATGATGAGATGCTATGTAAGTTGAAGGAGGTAGCTACACGCGCAGGTATTGATCTTATGTGTCGTGGTTTTGTAGATTATGATGAACGTGTAGTGGCTTGGAAGGAGAAATATACTCCTCAGAAAATTCCCCCGAAGTCCATCGGGGGTCCTTAGGTAAAGTTGAAACGGACACTGTATATATGGTTACCAATTTTATAAATGTTTGTGATTTGGTGTATATTTAATGTAAATTAGGCTTTGTACAGTTAGCATGGCCCTCGTGTCGTACTCCTATTTAGGAGAGTTAGTTAGCTACTAACAACACACCAGTCGTCTGCATTCCTTGAGTCAGGAGTGCGAGTACTATTCGACTTGCCACATATAACAAAATAAGAGAGGTGTTGTTCCTACCCCAAAGTGGAACCATTCAGGTTGGTGAGACATCATCCACCTCCCAGAATGTAATGTTTGATGATGAATATAATCCATTTTTGCACACGTCGTCTGTTCCGTATGACAGCGTGCGTACATTATTGGATTCCGATCAGGCTGATTTGAATAATTTCTTTTCTAGGCCTATTAAAATAGCACATTATTCGTGGGCTGTTGGTTCTCCTATTGCAGAAACAATTAATCCATGGGACGAATATTTTTCAAATAGACGTGTGTCTAACCGTTTAAATAATTATAAACTGTTCCGTGGAAAGATGTGTGTAAAGATAGTTGTTAATGGTAATAGTTTCTACTATGGTAGAGCTATGTTGTCATATTTACCAAGATCCCCCGTAGATGGGTTTACTACCAGTTTCCATCCCACGACTTTTTCACAGTGGCCCAAAGTTTTTGTTGATCCATGTACTAGTGCAGGAGGAGAATTATGCCTACCTTTTTTATATGAGTATAATTATTTGGATATAATCTCTGGTGCTTTTCAAAGTATGGGTACATTACACTTATCTTCTTTTAGTACTGTTTTAAAGAATGCTAATGCATCGAATGAACCCATATCTTTGTGTTTATTTGCTTGGCTTGAAGATGTATCTATTTCTGTTCCAACATCTGTGGATATGTCATTGCTTTTACCGCAATCTGGAGAAATTGATGAGGCTGCACGTACTGGAGTAGTTAGTGGGCCAGCATCTGCTGTTGCATCTGCTGCGGGTTTGTTAACCAATATACCAAGTATTCGACCATATGCTATGTCTACTATGATGATTGCTTCGGGTATTGGCAAGTTAGCTAAGTTATTTGGCTTTTCTCGTCCACCACTAGTTACGGGTGCGGCACCTATTGTTCCATTATATGGATCGCCAATGGCCGTATGTGATTTGCCCGATACTGTTCAAAAATTGTCAGTTGATTCTAAACAAGAATTGTCCATAGATCCTCGCATAGCAGGTGCACCACCTGTTGATCCATTAGTTATTACAAATATATCAACTATTGAGAGTTATTTGACAACCTTTACTTGGGCTATTGATGCTGCCCCAGAGACCTTATTGTTCAATTGGCGAGTAACGCCTATGATATATTCTGATGGAAATAATGCTAATAGTTTTCGCTTACCAGCTTGTGCTGTAGCGGCTGCACCATTTGTGTATTGGACAGGTACAATGAGATATCGCATACAATGTGTAGCATCAGGTTTTCATAGAGGACGTCTAAAAATAGTGTATGATCCAAATTTTGTTCAAAACTCTGGAGAGTATAATATTAATTATGTCCAAATTGTTGATTTAGCTAAGGAGAGTGATTTTGTCATTGAAGTTGGTCCAGCCCAAGTCTCAACCTTGATGGATATGGGTAGAGTTATTGAAGATGCCACGTCTGATTTGTTCAATACAGCTGCTTTTACTTCTACTGCGTTTGGAAATGGTGTTTTATCTGTTTACGTTCTTAATGAGTTAACAACTCCAAATACAGTAGTAAATAATGACATATATATAAATTTATATGTGTCTACTGCTGATGATTTTGAGGTGTTTGTTCCCGATGATGCCTTTAAAGATGTTGTGTTTTTTGCCCAGTCTGGTTTTATTGAAACTACGGCTCAACATACAACAATGTATAATGCTCCAGTTATGCCCACTACTTATAGAATGGGTAATGTCGCTCAGCGAAATGACGATATTCCCTATGTGTATACTGGGGAGCGTGTGACGTCTTTTCGTCAGTTGTTAAAACGTTATACATTATGGCGCAGTGAAGGTGTTGCTCCTGGAGTTGGAGCTGCACGCTCAGTGGTTAAATCAACTTTTGGGTTTTTTCCATTTTATCGTGGTTTTGCGCCAAATGCAATTGATACGGCAGCAGCTGGACCATATAATTATGTAAATACTTTATTGTTACACTGGGTTGCTACGTGCTTTGTTGGATGTCGAGGTTCTATTCGATATAAAGTTATGCCTAATTGTAGTGCGGATAGGTTAACCTTGATGGTTAATCGCTTTTTAAGAGCTTATACTGCTTCCACAATACAAACAGGCTACTCATCTAATACTACAAATACAGCGGCATATGGTGCACTAAGAACACAATTGCGCCCCCATGGTGCCAATGGCTTGGCTGTTGCATCAACAATTACCAGTGGTGCTCTGGAGTATGAGTTGCCATATTACTCCACAAAGCGTTTTCAAGTGCGACGTCCTGATTGGACTAACGTAGTAGAACCAATGTCAGGCCATCAAATTTATTTGGATGCTCGAACTCCGGCCCTCAATTGGGATATATTTGTTGCTACTGGGGAGGATTTTCAAACCTATTTTTGGATTGGTCTTCCGGAGGTTTACCTTGAAACAACAGTACCACCCCCATAATAGTCTAACTAGTACTTAACTAGTACGCACTGTAACCGTGCGGGATATATTATATATATGTATCCGATCTTACGATCATTAGAAATTAATCTAAGAATTTTTTCCCGATGTTCGTATTTCGGGTTTTTCATTAGGTTACAATTTTCTAGTAAGATCAAAGTTCTAGCATAAAAGATTCTTTTGTGCTTTGCTCTATTTGAGCACAATGAATTTTGGTTATTTATGCA